ATCTTACTCCTGCAGATTGGAAAGACAAGAGAAAAGGTAACTTTGTAAGTTTACCATATCAAAAAGCTAACATGACAACTAGAGTTGCTATGGATAATGATGGTAACTCAATTAAAATAGAAAATTTATTTAAGTTTATTTCTGATTATAGACTTACACCAAAAGAATTTAACAAATTAAAAGTATTTCAAGATGACGAAACAAAAGATTACCCACCATGCGTAGTAAACTTTATGAAGAATAAAGTTAAAAAAGGTGAAGGTAGAAATGATGCAATGTTTAATGTTGCAGTATTAGCAAAGAAAATAAATCCAGATCCAGTTATGTATCAAGATTGGACAAGAGATATGATGACTAAAATTTGTGATGAGAAATTACATCCAAAAGAATTAGAAAATATATTTAGAGGTGTAGAGAATAAGGAGTATGCTTATAAATGTAAAACATCTATCGCAAGAATGCATTGTTCATCAAGCACATGTTTAAGACGTAAGCATGGTATAGGTGCTAATGAAGCTTTACCTGAAGTTGGTAAACTTACAAAAGTAAATTCATACCCTGAACCATATTGGATTCTACCTATTCAAGGTAAATCAATTAGATTATCTACAAAACAATTATATCAACAGCAGCTATTAGGTGAGCAGCTTTTAAATTACGATATTGTTTGGAGACCACTAAAACCTACTAAAAGAGATCCAGATCCTTACAGAGACTGGTTAGAGGAACTGGTTGCTAACAAACAAGACATGGAAGGTTTTGATTCAGTAGAAGAATTAGGAGATGTATTTAATTCTAGAATGGCAAGATTTTTAGAGGACGTAGAAGACACTACAGAGTTTGATCAAATTGATTCTGGTAACATTTGGAAAGATGATGTTGAGATGAGATTCAAGTTAGAAACCTTTAAATCCTTTATGAAAAAGATGGGTTATAATTGGAACGAAAAAGAATGTACAAGATTTTTAGAAACAGGTGGTGCAAAACCAAAGTCGAAATTCAAAGGTATACAGACACGACATTGGGTTGTAGCATTACCAAAACAGAGCGAGCACAAAAATAAAAATGTCAAATTTACTAAGGCAAAAGCTGCGTGGGAAGACAATTAAAATCTTTGGACCACCAGGAACTGGAAAAACTGAGAATCTACTCAAACGAGTTGAACGCTACCTTAAGCAAGGACACTCTCCAGATGAGATCTGTTACATATCATTTACCAACAAAGCAGTTAATGAATGTGTTGCAAGAGTCCGAAAAAGATTCAAAGAATATGATGAAGATGCTTTTCGATACTTTAGAACCTTGCATTCTCTGGCCAGACAACAGTTTGCTGAGATTCCCGTTTTAGATCCAAAGGCTGACATGCTTATGTTTCATACACAGTATGGAACAATCAAAGTTAATTACAAAGAAGGCCACGATGATCAAAAAGTATTTAACAATTGGTCATTACAAATCTATGATAGAGCAAGAAATATGAAAGTTGATCCTGTGTGGCTTTACAAACAGCAATCAAGGAAAGCTGTAAGGTTGCAGCAATTCAAATCAATAATTGCAGGCTACGAAGAATTTAAATCTATGGAACTTGAAAACGGACAACGAACAGCGGACAGATTAGATTTTACAGACATGGTAGAGAAGTTTATTGAAGATGGGTTGGTGTTGCCAGTTAAAGTATTGATGGTTGACGAAGCTCAAGATCTGACACCTTTACAGTGGGACATGGTTGTTAAAATTGCTCAAGGTGTAGATAGAGTTTATATTGCAGGTGATGATGACCAGGCGATTTATGAATGGAACGGAGCTGAGGTAGAATTTTTTCAAAACTTTCCTGGTAGATCATTAGTCCTGAAGAAGTCTGTAAGGTTAAATAAAAACATACACTACTTTTCTAATTGTCTGCTACACTCGATGGGTGACAATCGTATTGAAAAAGAATTTTATTCTAATGGTAAAGATGGTGCTATTTACAGATGGAATGGTTTAAAGAAAGTGCCTTGGGATCTAGAAGGCGATTGGATGGTATTAGCTAGAATCAATGATGTAAAGAAAGAGCTGCAAGCAGAAGCAAAGAATCTTGGTTTGTATTATCAAGATCAAAAGAATAATAAATCATTCGACCCAAATCAGTTTGCAGCAATTGAGTATTGGAATAAAATCTGTCAAGGCGGTTCCATTACTAGAGAAGAAGCATGTACAATGTATGAGTTTTTATTAAACATAGACCACGGATACCGGTCATCGGACAGCAAAAAGTGGTCATTTGCCCATGCAAATCAAGTATTTAATTTTGATGAATTACATCTCAGATGTGGTATGAGAGATGAAAAAGCAGCATGGGAAGATGTATTTAAAAGAAAATTCAAAGACAAAGATAAACAATATTTTAAAAAGTTAATGAACGAAGGCGTAGACTTATCACAACCACCAAAAATTATTATTGATACAATACATCAGGTTAAAGGTGGTGAAGCAGATAATGTTGTCCTAGCGAGTAAATGTAACTTTCCATCACATTACGACAAAAAGAATTTATCAGAGAAGGTAAAAGAACTAAGAGTTTGGTACACAGGTGCTACAAGATCGAAACAAACTTTACACTTGCTTGGAACTAACCATCAGTATAATTTCCCACTTGGTAAATATTATAAACTATATGAGGCGAACTATGACAAATAAAGATATGTTTGATGAAGTGTTTCCACAAAATAAACAAATTGGAGGATCTCACTATAAATTTTTTGATATTCAACCCTATGAATTTATTAGTAAAAATGATTTAAGTTTTTTTCAAGGAAATGTCATTAAGTATGTGTGCAGATACAAACACAAAAACGGTGTTGAAGATCTTGAGAAAATAAAACATTACTGTGATCTTGAAATTAAAAAAATGAAAGATACTAAAAAGAAATGACAACTGAGGAGGGGTTTATGATGTTTTTATTTAGTATGGCAGCTTTTTTTACATTAGCCATGGTTGCCTGGTTTGTAATACAAGAAGTTTTAAATGATAGAAAAAAAGAAAAAGTGGACCTGGAAAAAAACCGAGAGTAGATGGAACACAATAATATTAAAAAATCACTACAAATGGTGTGTAGAAAATGGTAGAGATATTACATGGGCCAAAAATGTTCCAAATGTTCAAAAGCAGCTGTTGTTATTACGTACAAAGTCTACTATTGTGCGGACTGCGAAATCGAAAGAATAGCAAGATATGACTCATCAATTAAATTTTGTTTACAACGACAGCGATTGGATATGCCCAAGCGAGTATCCAGATCTATCAAAAGCAACAGAAATAGCGATTGACTTAGAAACTAAAGATCCAAACATAAAAACAAAAGGATCTGGTTGGGCTACATTTGATGGTCATATTGTAGGCTTTGCAGTAGCAGCATTAGGACAACAATGGTATTTTCCAATAGCTCATGATGCAGGTGGTAACATGGATCTATCAATTACATGTGCCTGGTTTCAAGATATTTTAAAACTTCCAGCAACTAAAATTTTTCATAATGCTTCTTATGATGTGGGCTGGTTACTTGTAAATGGATTTGAGATTAGAGGTAAGATAGTCGATACTATGATTGCAGCTGCACTCATAAATGAAAATAGATACAGTTTTAGTTTGAATGCATGTGCTAAAGATTATTTAGGTGAAATTAAAAACGAAACATTTTTAAATGAAAAAGCAAAAGAGTGGGGTATAGATCCTAAAGCTGACCTTTGGAAATTACCTGCAGGTTATGTTGGTTTCTATGCTGAACAAGATGCAGGATTAACTTTACGTTTATGGGAAAGATTTAAATCAGAAATTAGTAAACAGAATTTGTTTGATGTGTGGGAAATGGAGATGGAACTACTTCCTATATTAATTGAAACAAGACAAAGGGGAATAAGGGTAGATGAAGCAAAAGCAGCACAGCTTAAAAAAGAATTTAAAAAAAAAGAGTCTGAGGTTTTAGGTCAAATAAAATCTCAGACCACACTAGATGTTGATATTTGGGCTGCAAGAAGTGTTGCACAAATTTTTGATAGAATAGGTGTTGATTACCCACGAACACCGAAAACCGGAGAACCAAGCTTTACGCAAAACTGGCTAGTAAACTGTGATAACCCGATAGCGCAACTAATAAGACAAGCAAGAGAAATAAATAAATTTCATTCAACATTCATAGACTCCATTCAACGATATGTACACAAAGGCAGAATACACTCTGAGATAAATCAGTTAAGATCTGACCAAGGTGGTACTGTATCAGGACGTTTATCATATTCTAATCCTAATTTGCAACAGATTCCTGCAAGGAACAAAGAGTATGGAGATAAAATTAGAAGCTTGTTTCTACCTGAAGAAGGTAGGCAATGGGGTAGCTTTGACTACTCACAACAAGAGCCTAGGCTTGTTGCCCACTACGCTGCATCCGTGAATGATCAATTCTCTGGTGCAGCGGAGTTTATTGATGCCTATAAAAATGAAGCTGCTGACTTTCATCAAATCGTAGCTGACATGGCTCAAATAACCAGAACTCAGGCTAAGACAATCAATCTTGGGTTATTCTATGGTATGGGGAAGGCCAAGTTAGGTAAAGAACTTGGTATATCAAAAGATAGAGCAGAAGAATTATTGAGAAAATATGGTGAAAGAGTGCCATTTGTAAAGGGATTGGCCACAGAAGTATCTAGCTCTGCCTCAAAATATGGCTTTATTCGAACAATAAAGGGTCGTAAATGCCGATTTGACATGTGGGAGCCCAATTCCTTTGGAATGAACAAAGCGATGGATTACGAGGCTGCTAAGGCCCATTACGGCAATAATATCCGTAGAGCCTTTACTTATAAGGCTTTAAATAGATTGATTCAGGGTTCAGCTGCTGACCAAACAAAACAAGCTATGATTGATTGCTATAAAGCAGGATATAAACCTTTACTACAAATACATGATGAATTATGTTTTTCAGTAGATTCTGAAAAAGATATTGATGGAATCAAAAACAAAATGGAGAATGCAATTGAAGAACTTAGAGTCCCTTCCAAAGTTGATATTGCCCTCGGAAGATCCTGGGGAGAAGCTAAGGAATAGTAACCCTTGCGAAACATGCAAGGGCACCAGAGTTAGTTATCTTGTTGAGGAGCTTGAGATTGTTGAGACTCTTCCTTGTCCTGATTGTTGTCCGACTCCTGAGACTCTTCGCTCTCTCGCAGCTTTCTAAGTTTTTTATAATAATCTGGGTGTTTCCATTCAAATGTCATAAGCTCTCCTTTTATTTTTTATAACCTATTATATCACACGCAATATTACGAAATATTTTTTTATTGAATTCTAGACGACTCATAATGTGAGGGGTTTTATTCTGGCTGCGACACTGAATGCTTTTTTTGGCGGATAGAAGGCCTACGATAAAAATGATTTTTTTTAAAAGCTAGTCTAAAATTTAGCTAGCTTGATCTAATAATCCAACCTTAGCATCTTCAACGCTTTGATCGTTGATCTTTGTCTTAAGGTTTTTAATCTTAATATCGATCCACTTCATATCAGGAGTTACTCTCCCCTGTTCCAACGCTTGAGTCGCCCACTTGGACTCCAGCTGAAGTTTTTCCGATATCAATTTTTGCAGTTGCATCTCGGTCAACCTCCTCGAAGGTTAGAAAGCAGATGTTGGGATCATGGAAACCAGCACCAGCAATCTCTGTTACATCTCCTGAGTCAACCTTCTTTGAAAACGTCTCAAGAGCGGCCTTATCGTTCTCAGCCTCAAGCATCTCATTAACATATATATTTTTATAGTTTGCTTGGACGCGATATAGCTTCATAAGGTATTATATATCAGTTTAGAGGGGTATTGCAACTTCCTTGCATTCAAATTTAATAGCCAATTTTTCTTGATTTACCTTGTCTTTTGGTAGGTCTTTCATAGCTTCAGCAGCTAAAACATACCCTTTTGTGGCACAATCATGCCAATTATCGAACTCATATTTACTTAAACTGGCTACCGGACACTGTAGAGTTATAAAATTACAAACGTATAAAATTAAAACAAATTTCATTTTTTTCCCATATTATCCTATATGATTATTTACTTGCATATCCCATTAAAATAATTATATATATAACCATACAACAATGAGGATAACATGAAACAAGAAAAAGTGAAAGCTTCTCCTGCTGCTACAGTCACAGAACTTAAGACTGCAAAAGTAGTGAAGGAGTTGCATCCACAAACAAAAAAAGATCTTCTCTTCACTGTTATGTTTGAACCAGATAATGAACACGGCAACATGTATTTAAGTTTACATGTTAATGGTGAGCCTTATGATGGTGTCCACATAGATACTGAGGTTGAAGGTCAAATTAAATTTCATGAAGCACTTTCTGCAGTGGTTCAGAAATTTACAGATTGGGGGTTCCGTGTCAAAAATTGATTTGAAAAGTAAATCCCCGGCATTTAAAGAATGGGTTGAAAAAATGGACCACATACTTGCAGGTACAGAAATAACAACACCAGACGGACAAGATCTTGAATATCAAGATGATCATTTTCAAGATAGAATGAAAAGGTTACAACAAAGTTTTATTCCTTTTGAATTGATGCCTGTCTATCCTTTGAATGAAACAAGTGCAAGTAAACTAGTGTATGATGAAATCAAAGCTAAGAAGGATCTAATATGATTTACGATTTTTTTTGGATTTTATTTTTCATATTATTATTAATACTACCCGCTAAGTTAATACTGCTTTTATTCGGTGGCTTAGCATATTCTTTACTATTTTAAGGAGGAAAAGATGACTAAAGAAATAAAAAATAAATACTTTAAAACAAAGAACTATTCTATGTTTAAAAAAGTAAGAGGTAATAGAGATGTAGATCCTGTGCACGTAGCAAGAATCGTAAAGTTAATTGCTCAAAGGGATACTAAGAATCCTATTATCGTAAATAAAAAAATGGAAGTGTTAGACGGACAACACACATTGGAAGCAAGGAAACAGTTAGGGTTAGATGTATACTATCTTATTTCTGAATCAACAGATGCTCTGGATGTAGCTGCAATGAACACCGGAAAAAGGAACTGGGGTTTAAAGAATCATTTAGATATGCATTGTGATAGAGGTAAGCCTGACTATCAAATTGTAAGATCTAAAATGATTCAATACAAAACTCCAATCGGTGAAACGATTGCTTTAATGTTGGGTCAAGCACAAGTTAAAAATGAAGTCACTCAAGATTTTAAACTAGGTAAATTTAAAATACCTGCAGGTGGTCTTGCAAATTTTGACAAAATTGCAAAGGAGTTGGTCCAAATATCTAAGTCGATTGATCCATTTGCTAAACAAATCAAAAGACAATTGATAAGAGCTTATATGATTATTTCAAAACACAAA